CCCAGCCACTCACCCCACGCGGAGAGGTTCTGGCCAACATTGATGGCAATCGTGCCAAGGTCTCGTGCGATCTGGACGATGCTGCTCTGGTCCATATCCTTGAGGATGTCGCGCAGCCCCGCCATGTTGTCCTTGAAGTTCTGCCACTTCTCAAGGAGTTCCGACTTGAAGTGATCACGGCTGGCCTGGATCTGCTCGTTGATCCGCTGTAGACGATTCTTCACCTCATCCAGCGTGTCGCCGAAGTTGGTGTCGCCGAAAGCGAAGTTGTCGATATCTTCCTTGAGATCTTTCAGACCCGCTTTGGAGTCTCTGACGAGGTCGTTCAGCGCCGTCTGCATGGCCCGTGACGCCGCCTCGCCGTTCGAGAGCGCCGTCTGCATGTCCTGTAGCTTCTCTTTCGCCTCGTTGTACCTGGTCTTGATCTGCTCCAGGGTATCGCGTTCCTTTTCAAGCTGATCGACATACGGAATCTTGGCGATTCGGAGGTCTTCGATCTTGTCACGCAGCGGCTGGATCGGCTTCTGGGCATCCTCGTAGGCTTTCGTCGCATCACGCACGCGCTGCTCTAACGGCCGTAGCTCCTGCTCGCCGGTCTGGATCGCGGTGTTGAGGCTGTCCTGGCGCTGCTTCAGTCCATCGATCTTTGTGCCCCATGTATCCAGACCGGCGAAGATCTCGGCCGGCGTCATCTCCTTTTGCGGATTGAGCGCCTGGTCACGCGCCCGTTCAAGTGCGCCGAACTGGATCGTGTTCTGCGCCGTCAGCGCGTTCATACGGAGCATGGCGGCTTCCCGCTTCTTTTCGATCTCCTCGATTTTGATGTCGAGATCGGTCTTCGCCTTTCCGGCGCGGTTATCCGCTTCAATCTGGTCCTGGCGGTCCTGAATCTGACGCCGGATCGCCCGCATCTGTCCTTCCAGCGCCGTTGTTTCGTCCTGAGAGGCGTCACGCAGCGCCTGCACGCTTTGGCGGGCGGCGTCGTTCGTCTCCTTCCAGGTAGACTGGGCAGCGGAGAGTCGTTTGTAGGCGCTCTCTGCCGCTTTGACCGACTGCTCCTGTCTCTTGATCAGGTTCTCCAGCCGTGTCAGCTCCGGCTGGATGTTGTTCATGGAGGTGCGCGAGCTGGTCAGTCCCTGTGCGATCTCCTCGAAGGTGAGTTCCTGCACCGGCTTCGCCAGGTTCTGGAGCTGCCGCCTGAGCGGGTCGAAGTTGACCTTCTCGGAGAGGCTGATCTCCTCGGCGTGAAGTTGCAGTCGCTGGAGCTGTTTGTTCAGCTCGGTAAGGTCATCTTCGGTGGCACCGGCGATGCGGCGACGGACGATATCCAGTTGGACCTGGCTGATCTGATCCTGCACATGGCCGAGTTCCTCGGCGTATGCACCGGTGCCGATGAGCTGGGCGTTCGTGAAGGACTGGAGCGACTTCTCGGCGTCACTGTAGGCGTCCTTGATCTCTTTCAGACTGTCGTTCAGACCGTCCAGTATCTCCTTCTGCGCTTCGACGGCAGCCTTTGCGCTCTTGGTCGCCTCTGCGAAGGGGTCGATCTCGTTTGCGGCGCTCCGTGCTGCCTGTCCGAGGTCGCGGTACTCGCGGCCCAGGTCGCGGGTCGTCTGCCGCTGGTTGAACTGCTGATCTTCGAGAGCGCGAAGCTGTTGCTTGAGGGACTGGAGCAGCGGGTCTTCGTCGGCAACGAGGGGACGGAACTCCGACTCATTGAGCTTCTGCAGGCGCAGGTTCGCCAGTTCGAGGTCGTATCCGGCGACCTCCTGGCTAATCGCGAACTGGGCGTTCAGAATCGCCTTCTGACCGGTGAAGAGGGCGTTGGCGAAGGTATCGAACTGCTTCTGTGCCTGAGCCAGTTCGGACTCGACATCCTGCAATTCATTGCGGAGGAGTTGGAGCGCCTGCCGCTTGTCATCGACGGCCTGCTTCGCCGCATCAACCGCGTCGCGGTAGGGCCGCAGGTTGCGGGTCATGACGGCGATCTGGTTCTCGATTTCCTGTATCGCGCGGTCGAATTCGCGGACCTTGAACTCAGCAGCGTTTACGACGTCTTCTTGATCGCGAACCGCCTGTTCCCACTCGGCGACGACCGCTTTCTGGGCCAGGATTTCGCCTTTGAGACCCTGGAGGGAGGCGTTCAGCGCGTCGACGGCATCACGGGCGGCGAAGTACGAGGCGG